ATCTGAAATATTTTCTTCGTATTTGTTCAAGATTTATCACCTACCTTATGAAAGTTCCTTAACTGCCTTACCCATCTTAAAAGTAATCTCATCATGAGCTGGCTTCGTCCACGCTTTCTTTTCGCCAAGAGTAGATACACCACTACGTTCAGGTACATTCTTTACCTTGAAAGTACCGATATTTCCAAGTGCAATCTTTTCATCTCTATTTTCGGTGAGAGTATCTACAACAACAGTTGCATAAGCAGTTAAAACTGCATCAACATCCTTCTGAGATAAACCACTTACTTCTGCAACTTTCTTTAACATTTCATTCTTTACCATATCAATTAAATCCTTTCATTCTTATCAATTATTTTAATCAAAATAGGAGAGTAGTATCTAACCACTCTCCATAGTGGCTTCGTAAGCCAAATTAACCATAGGTTATTTCCGTTTGTTGAATGCCAGTCGGATTCTGGTCTATAAAATGCAACTATATTTGATTGCAAATTAAAAATGCAACCGTTTTTAGTTGCATTTTATTCATACGACATACCAGTGACACCATGCCGTTCTGTCAAATCAGACTACTCAAAAGTAGAAGAGTAGCCCTATTCTCCATAGTTCACTTATGCATAAAATAATAAAAACTGTGTCGCTCGTACACAGTCTACTTTATCTTAATATGCTACTTGTAACATAATTTTTGAATAATAACATTCAATATGTTACAAGTGACAATTTATTGTTATTATCTAAGCGACTGAGATTCTGGACTCGTCCTTACACCATAGCAACCCGAATGCTTGACTTAGATGTTTAACCTTTAGGCACATAATTTATAATCTTTAAAAACAAATATATATTTATCATCAACGATTGATATCTTATTATTACAACAACGTGAAATTTTACCCTTTGATATTCCTGTTTCTCTAACTGCATCCATAATAGATTTATATTCTTTTATAAATATTTTATCTTTACTATATTGGATTACTGGTTTCCCTTTTGGGATTATATCATTTTTTCTGTTTTTTAATTTTTCAAATGAGTCATAATATTGATAAGACCAAATATAGCCATTTGTTTGATTTCTTTTACCTAAACAACATGCAGAAACAAGTCTAAAATCAGAGTCTGTATATATAGAAGCTTCTACTAAAGAAGTGAATTTTTGAATATATTTTCCATCTAGCGTATATTGGAAGACATCTTTGCATTGTTCTTTTATTACTGTATCAAAAATATGTTGCTTCTTATCAATTGGTGGTAATTTATCAAATTTTTCATAAGACCATCTATAATTCTTTGTGTATGCAACCTTATTTTTACAACAAGCACATATTGCAGAATTACTAATTCCTGTATTTCGTTCTGCCTCCATCATAGATGGGAAGTCTTTAATATAATTCCCATCAATATCATACAAATAAACCTTTTTTGATAAGCCATTATTAAATGCACCAACAGCTCCATTATCTCCACCTGTAGATACATTATATCCAAAGGTTCTATTTGTAGTTTGGTATTTTTCAATAAATTCCTTTTCTTTTTCACAAGCATCTTCATATGTAAGACCACTAAATAATATTTCATGGCTAAAATTTCCCCATCCATATTTTTCGATAGCTTTACCAAATACTTGTCCAGAATATCCAGAACCATCTTTGTGCCATCTGTACAAAGGCTTTTCTAATCCAGTAATGCCGATATATTTTTTACCATTTATATTATTTGTGTGACAATAAACATAATAAGTTTTATTCATAATTTACCTCCATAGTTTTTTACATAATAAAAGTGGTCAACTACTTTTCAGTAGAAGACCACTTATTTAACAAAGTATCTAATTTTTCATTTTTTATATAAACCCAAAATCTTTGTTGGGAATTTGGGTTTAATGCGCATAACTTATATCTTAATCCGTTGTCTCGTAAATAATTGCGGAGTGGAAGAGAATAACAGCAGTATAATTCAACATCCATAATTTTTACCTCATTTAGTTTAATACTACTAATTTTGTTTTTGCATCAATGGTAACACCGTTTTCATTCTGTGCGGTAAAGATAAATCCTTCTTTTTGGCTGTTAAACAACTTGCCATCAGAATAATTATTTGCTTTAGTATCACAGAAAGCACCTTGCTCATAGATAGTAGTATTTCCGATTGTATACTGACCACTTCTATGTGTATGAGCCATTACCAACTTAGTAAACTGAAATCCTTCATTTCTAAACCATAACATAGCCTTTTCAGCAGTCTTTAAAATACCACTAGAATATGCTGTCGGATGACAATAGATTGTATCACCAATCTGGCAATACCAATTATCTGTATAATCAATTTCAATATCTTCAAATACTTCAATCAGTGGTTTATATTCAATCTTTGTTCTTTCACGCTTATCAAAATGTCTAAAACCATCAACAAAAATCAATTCCAATGATGTTTTAGGCATAAGTTCCAATAAGTCAGAATCAAGATTTTTCGCAAGATAATTCTGAAATCTGATATCATGATTGCCGTAATTTACTACAACCTTCTTTGGTTTTATGTATTCAATTAAGTCAATCAAATACTTTCTTGTTTCAATAATTTCTTCCATAGGACTAACCCTATATGACTTAGGAAATTTTGAAATTGCTTGATTATCTGAAATATCGCCATTTAACTGTAAAATGTCAACATTTCTAAAATCTTTCAATAATTCAATATTTAACTGATAAGGAACGTGTAAATCGGAAAGAGAGAGGATAGTAGTATCTACACCATCAACACCATGAATATAGTTATCGTATTCCATCATTCCATATGCAGTTTTTCTCAGGTGGTCAGCAGAAATATCTAAGTCAAGAAGTTCTACAATTTCTTGCCAGTCTAAATCCAATTCCTTGTTAATTTTTGCTCTACATAGACGTAATTTCCACTCAAAGAGGGTTTCATTTTCTAATCTTGAAAAATCGGTAATCTCGTCCACCTACTTCCTACTCATTTTCTTCACTAGGAAGTTCATTATCTTGCTTAATGGTTAAAGAAATTCCTTCAATACCATTCCACTCAGATAATAATTTTTCAATACTATAAACTCTAACATCGTCTTTGATATACTCTGTAATTGTCATGTCGTCTGTGTTAATTACTGCTTTTGAAAAAGTAGTAGTTTTTGTTGTTTTTGCCATTAAATCTTCCTTTCATTCATAATGAGATTTTTGTACCTTTATTAATAATAATAACTCTTGTAGATTTACAACAATCCGCAAGAGCCTTTTCTAAATCTTCTTTAAGTTCAATTCGTGCTTGAGTGTCACCATGACACAAATATATTTTTTCGCAGTTGATAGACTTATAATAATTAATCATATCTTTGCGTTGAATATGACTACTATAAGAATGTAAATCAACTAAGCTACACTTATTTTTATAAGGCTTACCATTAATATTTATTGTTTTTTGCTTAGAGCCGTTTTTTATTCTAAACGCCAAAGTATTTTCGCTTGCATATCCTATAAATAAAATGCAGTCATTCTCGTTAGGTAAAATACTCTGAACCCACTTCACGCTGCGCCCCGCAGAAATCATCCCACTTGATGCACATATAATTTTCGCACCTTTATCAGCAATAGCAGCCCTACTATCTTCTGGTGTAATAATTCTGCGAATATTTTTCCATGACATCATTTCATCAAATTTTTCTTTAGCTTCTCCATCTAAGATAGAAGAGTAACAATCCAAAAGTCTGTTAGATAACGGACTGTCCACTAATATTGGAACTGTAAATGATTCGTCTTTCCCAAACAACTGATACAATTCCCATAATATAAACGGCATTCTATCTAATGAAAATGTTGGTATCAACACACGATGCTTATTATGTGTACAAAATTGTTCAACAACAGTTTTCATTTTTTGCCTATCTAGCTCAATATCCTTTTTAGTCATAGAGCCGGTGCGTCTGCCGTATGTACACTCCACAAACGATACATTACTTGATGTAATCGGCTCAAACTTTTCCACAAAAACTTTTCTATCTTCAATCATTTTATTTCCAAGGTCTGACGAAAAATAAATCTTTCGTGTGTGAGAGCCACCATTAATATATAGTTCAGTCTGACAAGACCTTAGTATGTGCCCGGCGGGAGTATAGCGAATTGAAATATCGTCATCAATTTTAACAATATTACCAATTTCAACTTCCATCACATTCTTTAAAGCCATATCAACTTCCGCCTGTGTGTAAAGCGGAGTATATGATTTTTCGCCCTTTCTATTTAAAGATTCACAGTCTCTCTCGTTAATAAAGGCTGTATCAGACCACATTTCTTTTAAAATACAAGTGGTATCTTTTGGCGTAATAATTTTTACATCTTTATTTCCCCTTGCAAAAAGCATTGGAACAAGCCCTATGTGGTCACAGTGGTTATGCCCTAAAATAACCATTTCTACCTTTTTAGGTTTTATTTTGTTTAAAATAGCGCAATTATCTTTGTAATTGCCTAATATTGTAGAATTTTCTTGAATCATACCTAATTCAAATAGGATAGTACGACCAAAGAACTCAATTTTTGTACAACTCCCGGTAACGCCAGTAGCATTGCCACCAACAACCTCAAGTTTTACTTCTTTCTTTTTCTTTGCCAATGGCGAATACCGCCTTTCGTATTATTTATTTATCTTTTTGAGAAAAGACATATTTTTCTTAGACATACACATATAGAATTTTTTATGCTTTGTTTTACTTGTTGATATTCCTTCGTATGATGAAAAAGGAACGCCAAACTCATCATGCAATCTATGTGCCGTCTTTTTGTCTATCTGTAGTATAATTTTCACCACTTTTCCTATAATATTGTAAAGAAAACAAGCGACAACACTTTGTAAGTATTACCGCTTGTTATATAAAAGACAGGTATTATAAAAAGATTATTCATCAAAATACCTATTTAGTTTTCTGTTGTAATACCTAGTAATTTTTGGCTTTGTCCAAATTCTAGGTTTACAAATAATATTGTCATATGTATGGATTTCTTTTTCCGGAACATAGTTGCATTCCAAACTCAACCCATCTAATAATTTTATTATAGTTTTATCAGACGGAGTGGTAGAAGATAAGTAGGCGAAAATAATCTTCTCTGCCGACTTAAAAATATTTCGGACTGTCGCTACATTAATATCTTCTCTTTCCGCTATTTGATTTATTAAATTTTCCTGTGTAATAGTCAAATAACTAACTTTCCTCCAATCTGTTCTCGAATTCGATATATGTAAACATATCTTGCTTTGTAAAATATAACATTGTATAATCATCCTCCATATACTTAGTTATTTATGACGATATGTTGTTTCCTTTATATGCACAAAACTTAGTCCACCACTAATGGATTATTTATTTTTTAATAATTTGATTTTGTCCATGCCGAGTGGACTATTTTTTATATCGTCAACTAGTCTTAATTTTCAAATAATGTTCTCTATTTATACGTTTCCTTTCCATTTCAAAACATTTGTCACAACGTATTCGCTTGCCGGAAACAGACACTTCAAACCACTCCCCACAATCAGTACATTGTATTATTTTAGTTTTTTTAATGTTAATATTTTTCTCTAAGTTATTCACAACGTATTGACCATAACAGAACCACAATAACTGTTTATATCTTTTATCTTTACCATATAAGTATTCAACTAGCATATCAGTAATAGTCTCATCTGAATATCCAAATCTGCTAAATTCTTCTCTGATTTTACAGGCGACATATCTTAAATTATCAATATGTTCATCTTTCATATTAATCATGTAGCGATATTGCTTATTTAATTCATCGTATAAGTCAGATACTTCTTTACTACAAAGAATACTTTTATTAGACATCATAACCTTATAGTCTATCTTGCCAAGTTGCATACCTCTAGTGTTAATAGGCTTATTAGGAATTCTACTATAAATCTTATTTACAAAACTCTGATTACGCTTCTGTACCTGTGACTTCTCCTTATCTTTTGCAAATTCAAAGAAGGCAGGAAGTTTACAGTTGGTATACTTTGAAACTATCGGATGAAACCATTCTGCTCGTTCCGGCATGTATAACGTCTTGGCTGAATCTATACAGAAATTATTTTCCATACACAGCAACTTAACCACATCAATAGCCTCTTGTTTTTCTTTATCTGTCCCAATCACAAAAACATCATTATTCCAAATTTTAGAAATATCATTACTGTACAAGCCAATATTTCCACACACAAATGCCTTATTTAGCCCCTCATAAATAGTCTTATTGTTTAACTCTGTCGGCTCTGCCTTGCGCATATTGTAGTAAAGTGGCACAACTCCATTCATGTTTCTTTCTGCAATTCGCACAAAATCTCTGTCTGCAACTACAAGCGACTTATCTCCATCTACATCAAACTGAAGAATTTTACTAATCAAGTCGTGTGTGCTTGTATAAACGGCGTTAGTAATAAACCACTCTCTAATTTGATTTGTTCTCTCGCCATAACCGTTACTTGACACATTAAAACGAATTGCGTGTTCTTTATAAAGATGAGGACTTCTGAGACAGTCCAGTTTGTCATACTGCTTGAATAGCCAACAAAACACTTCTTTATCATTAAGTAACCCTTTTGGGTTTTCAATATGCCCAAACCAATACTCGCAAGCTGCGTAAAAATCAGGAAGAAGAAATGTGTATTTGCCGGTTACTTCAAGTTTCCCGCTACGATACTTCTTTAGGAGACTATTTTTAACTTCACGGATTACGTCTTTAGCATATGTGTCACTTAATAATGGTGGATATATTTTTACTGCCTTCTGAAAAGGTGTCATATTTTTGTTGTATGGTGTAATGCCAAGAATATCCATCATGGTTTCTTTAGAGTTGCATACATTGGTAATCCTTTCAGAAGATTTATGGGTGAGCAAATCAATTTCATCATCTGTTATATTAGTGAGCGTTTGTAACATTTGATAGTTTATTTTTGCATTCTTAATCCTGTCTTCTTCAATATTGCAGACACCGGCAGTGCATTTATACTCTTTAAAATATTCTTTATATTCATCCCATGAATCATAATATTTATACATCTTAAACTGCGATTTTGTGAAGATTACCTGAATATCTTCTTTTATAACGTCATGTTTTTTTCCGTAAATATCAACGATAATAGGAGAGTAGTTATTTACTTCAATAAACTTTCTAAAATCAAACACCCCTAACAAACCTTTAATCCAAGGTACTCTAACCATGAAATTCTTAGTAGACACCGAAGGTAGCATCATGCCTGCACCGTCCGTGTGGGGGATTGGTACATAGTCAGTTTTTCTCGTGATTGAATAATCGGTTTCATCTACAAAATCAAAAGTACCATACACATTAGTTTCAAAATCGTCAATTACAATAGATTTATCAATATTAAAACCAACCCACTCGTCAGTGGCGGAATTAGTAAGTGCCATATAAGCTAAATGTTTGTTTACATTGTTGCCGCCTTTTGAATTTATTTTGTCTATGGTAAGCCCACACATAATTGTTTTTTCTATTTCTTCCCATACCTTTTCCTTAATAAATACTGCTTTCTTTTTACGGATTTGCCCAGCCGATGAAGTGAAATATCTATATTTTTCACCCTTGTATTTAAATCCGTGAAAAGCAATATCTTTAAAAACATCAAAGTAATATACTTGTACCACTATTAAAGCGTCTGTTAATTCATCCTGTTTTATACCAATAGTTCTACTAAGAGCAGAATCAAAAACAGAAACAACATTATTGTCATTTAGACTATCCTCTCTAATAGTACGAACATAATTTCTACCATTTGCCTTTTCATTATGAGAAGCTTTGTTAGCTAGAAGAGTGAGTAGTTTGTTTTTTGATTCTTTAGCTTTTTTCCTCTTATGTTTAACAAGATTACTCCAATAACAGTATTCCATAACGGTGTCATGTAAAACATCAGAAGCATCAATATCCTCAACTTTGCCAGTTTTAAAAATTTTTATATCATCATCGGTATATCCAAATTCTTTAAGTCTTTTTTCAATTTCCGGTAACTTATTATTTATATAATTGCGTTCTCTACGATACTTACAGTTCATGTCGTGCAGATATTTTTCATGATTACTGTAAAAATGACCAGTATCGCACGAGTATAAATTATACTGAATATCAAGCATTTAAATCCCCCTTAATATAACCTCCTATTTTTTATCCACAAAGTAAACCGGCACAACATTGACATCATTTAAATACGCTATCTTCACGGAACTGTAACCATCTACAAGTCGAAAGTTTTTATCAATAAGAATTTTTGACTCAAAGTCGCCGGTTTCTCTCCAATACTTTAATTTATGTAACCATTTTTCTTTACCAACCTTAGTTGTCTTATAATAATAAGGAACATAAATATCAGATAAATTTACCCAATATTCATAGTTGGTATCGTATTTCTTAAATAATCGCTTAATAAACCTAATCATTTTCATCCTCCATTTCT